AAAACCACTCAAATGAAATAATGGCAGAATGGCTAAAAGGTTGTGTACAAGCAGAACTAATAGGAGAAGCAGGGTCCTCAGCCTCATAATTAGCCTTGTTTGCTAAACTGAATAAAATTAATCTACATTTATACACAACAGACACTCCATCAGGAAATTATGATCTGAGAATGATGAAGAATGTTGGTAAGCCTTTGATTATGTTAGCACACCATGGTCATGCATATCTAGGAATAACTAGCAACCAACCAGGTAGAAATACTTGTATGTAAGGAAACAGACAAGTACCATGGGATTGCCATTGTGGTAGATGTGTATAATTGCCTGTACAGCACATTAAGAATGAGAAAAGATTGGGAGTTAAATGTGAGGTTTGTTAACACAGTCAAACTGAAAGGTAATTTAATGACTTTGAGGAGATTAATAGGGAAAGAGTTAAGAGATTTAAGGAACCATAGTTAGTTACTTGGAGATAGTAATCAGTAACTTATGACGAAGATGGTATCAGAATTAGAGGAGCGATGCTCAATTAGGAGTTTGATGACATGGAAAATTGGTTAACATATTTGGATCAGAAGAAGCCAGAAAGACAATCAATGATTACTTATGATAGCCAGCTAGACACAAAGATAATAACATCTAAATGCCATGGCACAGTCGATAATATAGTTGCTGATGAAGGATAAGTATTACTTAAGTACAAGCCATAAGCATGTGACCCTACCAATTCCAAATATACTTAGATAGGACCAATTATAGAAGGTAAACATATAGAGACTATGTGCAATTGTGTAGACAACATGACATTTGCGGCAACATAGAGGACAATTAAAACAAAAGCTGTGGTTACAAGAGAGGTTAAGAGATTTGTAAAGTTTGCCATTAAGAGGATTAAGAAGGAATTTAAAAATGTGGGTTATGACTACATGAATAGAATAGATTTGTGTGAGAAAGCAATAGAATTAATCAAATAATCTAATAAAACCAAGAGTGTCAAAGATAGAATTATAGAAGGGTTAGAATTTGTTAAGGAGAATGGCCTAGATGTTATTACTAATACAGAGGCTTTTATTAAGAAGGAGATAACCATGTCTGATGGATGGGCAAGAATGATATCAGCCCGACAAGAGATAGTTAGATCACTTTCAGCTGTAATCTATCAAGCAGTAGAGGAGTAAGTTTATAAAAACCCTCACTTCATTAAGAAGATGAATGATGAGTTAATTACTACAGCACTCAAGGAGAAAGCAAAGTAGTTTAATTATGCTGTCTGTCTAGATGTCTCATGTTATGATTCAGCATAAAAAGATGAAATATGGTAGATAGAAAGGGAGCTGTTTAGGCATATAGTGGGGGAGAAAGCATGTCAATTCTGGGAGGCAGTTGCACTCAACAATAATTTTATTAAGACAAAGATGATGATATTACTGACAAAGACAACTAGGAATAGTGGGGAGTAGACAACTTCATTAACTAACACCTACTTATAATATCTATTATAAAAATATGTGGCCAAGAGATTAGCTATGAAGAAGGGTGATTGGTGGTGCTTTGTTGAAGGAGATGATGTCATCACATTCTTAATGGAACTCAAAAATTACGTTGAGAGAGCAACAGACATCTACAAGAGTCTTGGATTCATGACTACAGTAGAACATGCAGGAACACCAGATGGAGCTACATTTGTTAAGATAGTTCTGAGAAGTACAGAAGGAGATTATTCAGTATTTAGGAGAATAGACCATGCATTGCTAAAAATGGGCTGGACCAAACATGCTGTTAAATCAAAGCAGTCAAAAACTGCGGTGGGATTAATGAGAAGCAAAATACTGTCACTCAGAGCAATGTATTAGTATAGTGAGACTGTCTAAGATCTGACTTAGGAAATATTAAGTTAATTACCCACCAAATATAGGAATGTTAGGGAGGAAGCCAATTGGGGAAGAGATGTAGTGATGACTAATGATCACTACTTTGATTAATAATATGGACATGACATATAGAGGATTACATAACTGATAAGGTAGAAAGGGTTATATGCCACCATTCAAGCCCAAGATTATCCATCAATATTTGATATGGAGGAGAAGGTGTCCAGGAAAGACCCTAGATTCTAATTTAAACTGCCATAGAGAATTACACCTATGGATACAACATTGTAAGGAATCTTAGGATTGGTTAAATAAAAATAACAACTATCACACATTATGCAAGATATAACCAAGACTGCTGCAGATGCAGTAGCTAAGGCTAAGAGTATGGATGAGCTTAAAGCAGTACAAGGCATAGGCACTGTATAAGTAGATGGAATGACTGTGCCAGTCTATGTCCTATTTAAAGCAGCACAACTGCTTGACTTGCCTTAGCATTTATTGCCATTTGCAGAAAAGGGAGTACTAGTGCACCTTAATTCACAACACTATGCACAATTAGTA